GGGAATTTGCATCATCCTTTGTGCGTCGATCACCCTCGGAATCGTTCTTGCCGTCGCGACCGTTCCGTGCCGTCCCGTCTGCGAACTCTTCCTGTGTGTTTCTCCGTAGCGTGCGCCCTGTCTTGCCCGTAAGGGAAGTATGGCCGTTGCGCCCCAGCCTCATCCATACGCTCTGTTTGAATCCAAAGTTGACACCGGCGACGTCGAACGTTTCAATTCAGTTTCACAGCACCTCGACGCCCATAATTCACGCACCGTGGTTCATGTCTCGTACCACCTTTCCGCCGCCCAACTGCGCCTCCTCGAACGCCTATATCCCTCTTACAGAGTCGTCTTCCGGCCCCCCCTCCATGCTTCTCAGCACCCCATTCTCAACACCACGCGACTTCTCGATGAGGAGAGCACGTGGGATTATGCCCAACGCATTTTCAACCCTCGCACCGTTTTGGACGTCGGCGGCAATCCCAGGCGCGCGTTCCGAGCTGGAGTTCAAGTCCACTGCGCTTGCCCGATTCTCGATCAAGCTGATATCGTCCGCAACGTGTCGCGCCCTGTGCCCGTCGGCGTCACAGTCTGCACGCACCTTGCTCAAGACTGTGAGTGCGTTGATCCTGACATCGCCGTTGCCACCCACAGCCTGTATTATCTTGCACCTGAGCAGGTCTATCGCATCTGTCGACGAACACGAAGGCAGACTCTTATTGCGACCGTTCACAACGTCTTTGCTGGTTGTGGCCAGCTCCTGCGGGATGGGTGGTTTTACAACGATGGCGAAAGCGTCGAATTTTTCGCCAACAACGCGTGTTATTCTTACAAGCACCCATCTATCAACTGGCTCCGTAGCGGTGGTGCCCACATTGACGGCCACACGCTCGGATGGACTTTCATTTTTGGGAACGAGGCTAGTGTCGTCGTACAATTCGCGGTTCGGCCTGGGACCTATCCGCTTAGTTGTGTGCCCCACGTACCCCTCCCTGTGGCATCCCACACTGCCGATCTTGTTCAATTGGGCGTCACTACTCTTATGCAGCTCGGCCATGATTACATTGGAACGACTTTGGGCGGCCGCCGATATGCTGTTCCTTCTGCCGCCTATCACCGCCTGCGTGCTTGGGCAGGCCTCCGTCCCCGAACGAACGATCTCGTGTCTCAGTTGTCCGGTGAGGCGCGCCGCGCACTCAAGGACACGGACCTTCCTGAGCCTATTCTTGCGGAGTCTGTTGCGCCGCTTGTCGCTCTCACGGTCATTGATCTTAAATCTGGCGTCGATGCCCTCACGACCATCCAAAGCCATGCTCGAGCTATTAGCGCGTACAATGACTTGCTCAAGAACGCATTCATTCCTAAGTTTCCTTGGCTTTCGCTCCTTGTCGCTGGTCTTGCCGGCCTTGCCGCCTGCTTCGCTCCCCGCGTGCTTAGGCGGCCCGCTGCCGCCATTTGTTCGGTCGCTTTCGCTCACGCTCTCTACGACACTGGAAATCTCGGATGGGCCCTGTCCAATGTACGAAGTGCGCTCATGCGTGGTTGGCGTACCCCCGTCCGGCCTGTTTTCCGTTTAGCCCGGGATTTCGAGGAGCAGTACGAATCCCAGCGCGTTGCGCCAACGGAGACGCGCGTGCGGGAGCTTATTGGTATCCCCCGTCTGCCCACTTTCCCCCCTGTGTCCGGCGAGGCTGAGCTCGAAGCGCTCCCCATCGACCGCGACGCCCAGCTCATTATCCGCGAGCGCGCGCCTCTGCCCAAACCCGAGCGTCCCATCACTGTTTATGGTATTGTCAACACCATGAGCGTCATGCCCGCCTGTTACGACCGAAGCCATGCCAGTTACCTTGCTATGATTAAGCGGCGCATGTTGTTGCCCCGGTTTCGCACCATGCCCCTGTTTTCTCAAACCCTCATGAACGTGTGGCATTTCTGGCATCGTGAAAACTCCGCCGTCATTTTTGGCCCGCATCACGCCGGCGAGCCCGCTCGACCGCTTGACTGGATCTCAAAGTACAATGCCAATATGCAACGCCAGCTCCATCTAGAGCTCTGGTTCCTCCAGTTCGGCCTGCCAGCCAACGCCTTTGCCCGAGGCATTTTCATGAA